CCCTTGTGAGCCTTACATTTAAATCTTCTATTGCTTGTTCTATTATTCTTCTATTTACTAATTCTTCATTTGAATTAAATTCTGGATCAGGAATTGGCAACACTATTGTTTTAATATCTGCCATTATCTTTTCCCATCTGGTCTTACTTCTAATCTAAGATCGCCAGTTCTCCATCCATATCTCGAACCAGTATTTGATATTCTTATTGCTGCATGTCTGCTTCTTGCTCTTGCATTATTAAATTTAGATTCAGGTGTTACATTTATTGTTTGAAGAGTTGATAAGCTTTCTAATGGGTAGTTTCTGCCTTTTATTGTGTACGTTACTGTATCACTTGTTGAATACTGATCTCTAAACTCAACATCTGGTATTAGTTTAGAAATAAACATCAATCGTTCCCCATCAGGATTCAAATCGAAATCACTAGACTCAATAAATGCAGTAAAATCACTACCATCATTAGAGTGTCCTGTTTCTTGATTATATAAATAATTACTATCTGATCCTGTTGTTTTGCCAGATGCTAAAGGAAAATCTAAGGTTGGAGCTTCAATCCATGCTGTTCTTGTAAATCCATCATCAGTTGTTCCAATAGACCATGCATTTTCTAAATAGTTATACATAACATATCTGTTTATTTCAGAACTCTCAGATGAAGGATAAAACCAAATTACTTCATTATTAGCCTCTATCGATGCAGCGAAACATTTGTATTGCTGACCTAAATTTATATCGCTAAATACATAATCTAATACAGTACACGGCAATCTTTGAGCAGAGCCTGAGTAAGTATAAAATCCACCCCTGTCCATAAAATAAACTCTATTATTTGCGCTAACTGCTGCGTTTGGAGATATTAATGATGGTCCAGAAGCAACTTCAATAAATGAGAATATAAAGGGGTCTCCTACAAATCTCATTGATGTTATTCCCACATCTGTCCATATCAATATTTCTTGACGAGTTTGTAATGCGCCTATAATTGTTGATCCTTGGGATAACTGTATTCCTCCAGCTTGATTTGTTGCTGTTGGAGTCCAATCTACTGAACTTTCTGTATCTGACCATCTAATAAATAATGGGTTTACTGTTGATCCGCCTATAACATTAGAGCCAAAACATATGACATGTTTATCGACATCCGACACCATAACTTGTAAAGCTACAATTGGAGCATCACTTGCTCCCGCAAGATCAGGCAAAGCAACTGCTCTTTGTGTTGCACCAGCGCTTTCATCCCATAAATAAACACCACCACCTCTTATATTGCCCAAAAGATCATCGCCAAAATTATCTTGTGACCATAATCGCAACTGACTAGATGATGATATTGGGCTTACAGAACCCCATGTAGAAGCGCCCCATGTGTCTGCGCCCCATCCTGTACCTTTAACGAATACATCTAATCCAACATTAATTTCATATGTGCCATCAACACCAGAGCCTCCGTTTCCGCTATCACTTGAGTTAGCTGTTACAGTAGCCCCATCGGTATCTTTTGCCGTTATTTCATATGTGTTAGACGATAAAATTCTATCTATTGTGTATTCTTGATTTAAAACTTCAGCAGTCACAAGACCGCCTAAAGAAACTGCTTGTGCAAATGTAACAGTGTCATTTGCTACAGCACCATGACTAGAATCTGTCACTACAATAATTGCAGAGCCGTTTGTTGCAGCAAATGTTATGCTGTTTGTAGATGTTTTTCTTATTGGAGTTATATTGTTAAACGTACTACCTTGTTTAACGTAATACTTTAAATGTGTTCCTATACCAACATAATCTGTCTGTCCTTGATCTCTATATGAGTACAGACTTCTTGCAGTGCCTTGAAATGTATTTTCAGAGTTTTTTTCCCATCCAGCTATGCGTTCTGGCTTGCCTTTTCTAAATCTAATTTTATCTGAGTTAAACCAACCGCCTTCATTGCTGTAATTGGTTCCTTCTCTATTTACTCCTGGTTTAAAAACATATTTAGCTAATGGCATTTCTAAACCTCGTACCATTCCTTATTTTGAAACAACAAAGCTTCTGCCTCCCGTCTTCGAGTTAGACCATCCAAAACATTACCGCCAGCTTTATTCCAGCGTCTTATTTGATTGGGAACTTCGTTGTATTTTTCTTCGTTTAGAACTTTTAACAAAGTGCTAGAAGATAGATTGGTTGGTCCAAGATTATAGACCCATGACACTAGCGCATCGAACTGATACTGTTCTAGATCAACTTTTACTTGATCATTTATATACCCTTCGTATTCTTCCATTTCCTCAACAAGCCATTCTTCAGCTTGTTCTTGTGTACATGTATCACCCTCTTTAACATCTTTAGTTCTGCCAAACGCAATTGTCCAAACATTCGCGGGGCATAGATAAGCCTCTAGCTCACAGCCCTCAAATTTTTTAATTATAGACAATCCTTCTGCTGATATATTCATTTTAATCCTCCTCAACTGTAACAGATGTTGTAACTTTTCTATAATAAACAACAACTTCTTTAAGCTCATTTATATATCTTTTTAACTCCTGCATGTTGTACGCCATAAGCTCATAATCGGGAACAGACATAGCAAGAAAGACTAACTGACCATGCTCTTTCTCAACTCTTTCTATAAACTGGTCTATATTTTTTTCTGAAACAACGTACCAATATGGCTCTTTAAGGTCTATTTCTCTTGGAAGAATAGGCTGAACTATCTTTCGCTCAATAGGCTTTGTAATAACCTCTACTTTTTTACTGGGTATCAGGCTGCAACTGGACCCCAGCATCAAGACTATCAATATTCCTACTATCTTCTTCGATGCTCTCAAATACGTTTTTTGTTCCATTATTCACTCTAGTTTCTATCAATCCAGGCTTTGCTGCTGCCAACTTAGCTAGATTATGCCTTTTGAAGATATCAAGATATCTATTCATTTCATTCTCTATTTCTTGATTCTTCGTCTGTAATTGTAACAGACCTTCTGTTTGCAGTTTAAAATCATTTTGCAAGCTTTCAATTGCTAGCTTTTGTTCTGCATCTCTTGTCTCATACGCCTGATTTAGCGCATTTAAATTTTTATTTTGTTGATAAAGAAACCCGCATATACCCATCAAAACTATTGTAACTCCTGCCAGTATTTTACTCATGCGTATATATTTCCAATTCTTTTTCTTTACCTTTTACCTTTATGGGTTCTAATCTTTTTAAATTATAACCGCAAAGCTGCTCTGTAGCTTTACCTATCAATAAATCTACTTTTCGTTCTTTTGTTGCGCTTTCTAAACGTGCTGCTGTATTTACAGCATCTCCTATAGCCGTATAATCAAATCGTGTATCTGATCCCATATTTCCTATTATTGCATCACCTGTATTTATACCTATACCTATAGCTACTGAAGGCAATCCTTCTTGTTCCAACTCTTTGGTTAGTAGCTCCATGTTGCAAATAATATCCAAAGCGCAATCTACAGCTATCTTTGAATGATTCACCATATCTAATGGCGCATTAAATATTGCCATCATTGCATCACCGATATACTTATCTACCATTCCGCCATGTTTTTGCACCGCAGACTGTTGCGCTGTGAGCGCTTTGTTCATTATGTATGTTACTTTTTCTGGCTCTAATGACTCGGACATTGATGTAAAGCCGCGTACATCTGTAAACAAATAGGTAGCAAATCGTTTTTCACCACCAAGATTTAGTAGATCAGGATTTTTTTGCAATCTTTTGACTTGTCTAGGGTCTAAATAATGCTCAAATTGTTTTTTAATTTCTTGTCGTAATTTATATTGTTCTCTAAATCTTAAATAAAATGCTGTAGAAGCCGTTATAAACTGTGATATCAACGCCCAGGTTACATCTATCAAAACTCCATTTTGAACTATGTAGTATCCTGATACTGCCGTAGTGACAAATAATAAACTGGTAAATGTTATTCCTAACGTAATTCCAAAAATATTTATAAACAGTGCAGCGAAAAACACGCTCAAGCTAAACAATAAAATTTCAGCAGCTAAAGCCCAATCTGGTATGTAAGGGCTATTTTGTATCAATATGCTTTCTGCTAAAGCTGCTTGTATTTTATGAGGTTCTAATAGTCCATTAGGTGTAGCTATCTGAGGCATAATTCCTTTTGCAGTAAATCCTACAAATACAAACTTACCAAATACATCCATTTCAGATAGATTTGTTTGCGGTGTATCAACATAACTAATCCACTTTCTGCCAAACGAATCTACTTTTACAGGCGGTATGCCTTTAACTCTTATCTCTTCTATGCCATTAACATTTGTTTTTATAACGTATGTATCTGCACCAGCTAAGACTTTTAAAACCTCTGTACCATATGATGGAATCCACCCATCAGGCGTTTTCATCAATAAAGGCAATCTTCTTACTAAATTATCTATATCTGTTCTAGCTACTGCTATGCCTTCATTTGCGCTATCTTGTAGAAGCTTTATGTTTGGTATTGATCCTTTTGCATCTATACCGCCTATCTCTTCTCCTAAAATTACTGTGCCTGTAGTTTTTGGATAAACCCCATTGTCATTTTCAAACATAGCTATAATGCTAGGAGTGCCAGATAAAATATTTGCAAATTCTTGGTCACCACCAAATCTATCTGGCTGAGGAAACGATAACACCCAACCAACACCCATTGCGCCATTACTCAATATTTGGCTATGTATTTCAGCTAATCGCTGTCTTGTAAGAGGATATCCGCCTTCTTTAGCTATATCTTCTTCAGTTATATTGAGTATAGAAAAATACCCTGATGGTTTTTGTTCGGGTATCAAATAATCAAATGTTTTTAATTTTAATATTTGATTAGGAGTTGTTTGAAAGATTAATGGTAGAAGCAGCAATATAAATACTATGAATATTATCTTCTTCATTAATCACTCTGAGTTATTTTAATTAAACTACTGCCTCCTCCGTTTATTGTTATTACTTTAGAAACTCCATCTTGAATAAGAATAATTGTATAACCTCCAGACTTATCCATATCTACTCTAGCTGTATTAGACACGCTTCTTATTAACGTCAGTGTCTCGCCAGTAATGTACGAAGTAATTTGAGTATCTGTGTCTTGTCCAAATTGTGTGCCTTTAATATTTACTGTCCCAGCCTCTTGTTTTAGCTGATCTTCTTCCTCTTTAATCGCTAACTGGTCAATAATATCTAATAAGTCTTCTAGAAAATTTACATCTAAGTAATTTATATCTAGTTCGCTAAACTCTAATTCTGCTTCGTTATCTAAAAAATCTTCATTAAGGTAATCAATATCAAGGTCATTAAAATCTAAATAGCTAGCATTTTGTGCTACAACCTCACTTTCAGAAAATACTTCTTCTTTAGGTGGGCTTACTATAAGCATGTTATCTATTTGATTTAAATCTAAATCTAATATAACTGGTTTACTTGGCGCTGATTCAAATACACTTACTGTCGTAGCTTCATATGGTTTATTAAGAATTACAGTACCCATTGCTGTAACAACCTCTATTTCTCCGCTAGAAAGCCCTAAAGCGTCAGGAAGTAGTATTATTAAACTTCTACCTAGCTCATCTACTGTCGCAGTAAAATCTGTCCCTCTTATAGCTATATCAGCAGTTGGAGTTTTTAGCGCAATATTTTGTTTGTCTATTCTATTAAGATTACCCGTTATAAACCTTGCAGTTCCCAAACCAAATGTAAGCGCCATTTTTGATCTAGATGGGTCTGGATCAAATATATACTCGTCTATAGTTAATTGAGAGTGTTCTGTAAGTTTAACTGTAGAATCATCTAAGAATGTAATAGCCATTCTTCCATTTGACGTAACAGCTTGATCATTGCTTTGAATAGCAAAGTTTAATGACGCATCATAAGCTTTGTCTCTAACTATATTGGCAGAGCCATTTAGCTCGGATATATCTCCTATTTCATCAACAGCTTGTGCTAGTGCCTTGGTCGTTTTGAATGACGCAAACAGTACCACCATTGCCATTAGTAATAATCTTAAGCCAATCATTATCTTGTGTGCTTAACTGCTGGATGTTAAAGGTTCTGCTATTTCCTGTTTGATCAATATAAAAATAACCGCCCTGGTAGCCTGATCCTGTAAAGTTTAAAGTATTGCTATCACCATCCACATCAACATAACTAGTTCCTAGATCATAATTAATATCAAAATCTAAAGTATTTCCATCTCCCTGAATGACCCAATCAAGATCAAGTGTGCCTGATAAAGCTGATGTGCCATGATCTAAAGTAAATGTGTTGGTGCTTCCTGTTACTGCAACATTATAATTAGAACTATTTATTCCATACGTTGCAGTTGGGTCTCCTTGAATCGTAAAACTATTAGTATCTCCACTAAATTCAAAAAACCCAGTAATAGAATTGCCCGTTATATCCCCTAAAAATTTATTTGTGTCGCCTATTTGATTTATGTCTAATGTTAACGATGTTCCATCTAAATCAAATGCAGTTAAACTTCCTGCTGTAGAGTTTAATCCGCCAATAATATTTCCTGAGCCTAGTTGTTCTAAATCTATATTAGCTGTAGCTCCATTTTGATCGACATATATTTCATTATCAGCAGCCCATGATAGCGGGGCATACAATATAAGCACTGATAGTGCTTTAATTAGCTTCTTGTTCATTGGTCCAATACCTCCTTTCGTAACCAACCTGTATTAATTCTAAAACAGCCCCTTCAATAGCTTTCATTAATGCTATCGTTGTGCTTTCATTTCTAGAATTACCAAGTTCTATTTCAATTAATTCTGTTCCTAGTTCGAAAAATTTAAAAACATCTGTTGATCTGCCGTAACTAAAAATAGTTTTTTGAGTTGTTACCTCTATTAGCACTTCACCAGTAGAAACAGAAACCATCCTTAAACTAATGCTTATGGTGTCTTCTCTGTATTGAACGCTTGAGCCTATGCCTAAATATCTAGCTCCTAAACCTCCTGTAAGTAAGTTAGTGTCATACGCAATAACTGCGCCTTCAATAAGTACACCAGCAAATAACAAAGGCATAAGTTTTTTACCTTTGCTTTCTTCTGGCAACTGCTCTCTAGTTGATCGTATAAGTTGTCTTTCTTTGGTTAAATTGTCTAAACCAATTCTTTCTACAACTCTAAAAAATTTACCATCTGATGCATGCTTCAGTGTTCGTATAAGCAATGCTGATGGGGCTTGGGTAACAGCAGTGCTAAATAATGCAAACTCACTATTACTTTTTCTTTGTCCAGTTTGATCTGTAAATGCATTTCCATAAACCGCCACTACTGGCATATTTATAGGAGGCTTTACTAGTTTTAACTCATCTGACTGCAAATCAAATATTGTAGCGTTTGTTAATCCTTTGCTTTCAAATCTTTGCGCATAAGTATCATCTGCTATATCAAGAAGGCTACAACTAGAAAGTAAAAGAACCAATAGGAACAGTAATTTCTGTCGTATTGCCATCTGCATCCGTAATTTTAAGTGTGATAAATTCGCCATCGCTTGTGTACTCAATAGTATTCCCAAGCAACTCTATGATTCCTGAAGTTTGTGGATTTTCGCCAAATAAATTATCTACAAGCTGTCTTGATAGTTGTGCATAAATTCGGCTTTCTAAATTTCTAATAAACCTAGCAAGAGTGGTATTTTCTGCTTCCCTTTCAAGCTCTTCTTTGTAAGCCTTAAGTTCTGCTTTAATTGCTTCTTTACGATTAAATTCTTGGTTTTCTATTGTCAAATAATGACTAGATGTATTTACACCATTAAAAGATGGGCTTTTAAATTTATGAACAATAGTATCTCCGCGTACATTTTGCGCAAAAATACCCAGTATTAAAAAAATACCAATTGCTACTAGCGCGTAGATTATTATATCTTTTTGTTTTTGTTGTTTTTTTGCAGCTATATCTGCTTTACTAGGTCTTCCCCTTTTTTTTGGTTGTTTCGTTTTCATGTTCTTCACCTTGCTTTAACTCTAAAGCAGTATTTACTTTTTCTTTTAGTCGAATCATATCCTGATCCAACAGCCGTAACTGGTCTGTTAATCTAATTATGGTATTTTTCATTTCATTAACAGCAGGGTCTATTTTGTTAGAAATAGTTTGCCAAACAAAATAAACAAAATATCCAAGACCAATGACCATGACCACAGGAAAGCCAAAGTCAGCAACTAATTGGACTACATCCATTAGTCTCTACGAGCGTCTATTCTTCCGTCTTCAATAAAGTTTTCGGCTCTAGCTATTCGATCTAAATCGGGAGGAAGTTTTAATGCTGCGGAAACACTAGTATCAATTCTAATAATGTCATTATTCATAGTAGATGCTCGTGTTATCAGCATATTAGATATGCCTTGTATTGTTTTAATCTCATCAACAAGACGATCCATCATTTGTTTCATAACCAGGAATATAAAAAAAGCCATAATCAGCCCGCTTGCTATTGGCAAGCCTAACTCTGTTATAAGGCTAATTGGGTCTTGCATGGTCCTGATCTTTTTCTAGGCATACTTTGCCTTCTGTGTCTTGATACAAAACAAACTTGTCGCCTTGTTTAAAGTTATGCTGTTCTAACAACTGGTCCATTGTTATCTTGTCGTCATTATCTGAAAACTGAATTTTATATGGGCTTATCGATAGCTGATATCCAACATATGTAATAATCATTAATCCTCGCCCTTAAACTTTTTACTCTGCCCTGATGTGCCAGCATATATTCCAAAAACAGCAGCCATTGCGCCCACAATAATAGATACTAATCCTGCTTGCTCTAAGTTTGGTTCTGGCAATTCCATAAACCAAATAACAACTTTGTATAATAAAACTATGTATACAGTTACAAATATGCGAGGAAAAATACGCCAGGCATCTATGGTTTTGGCTAAATGTATCCATTTTAAAAAAGGATTATTACCTTCGTTGTAAGGAGTTACATCTATATCTAATTCTAATTTCTTTTTTATTGGAGTATCTTCACTCATTTGGAATAAATACCCCCAATTCTATTAATTTGTTTCTATTACTTTCATGGACAGCTTCTATTTCTTCTTTGCTTTGTCCGTGATATTCAGCAGCGTGATAATTATCTATCATTGACTGGTTAATATTTTTTCCATCCACCCAAACAGTGGCTAAAACCCTGCCAAACTTTCCTCTAGAATCTTTTAACTTTGTTTTTAAAATAACACCACCAGGGCTAACAGAGTCCGACAAGAATTTAGCAGCCAGCTTTCCACGAGCTTTTTCATCTTTATTGCGGGTTCTAGATTCAGGGGTGTCAATACCATATAAACGCACCCTAGACTTATACAAACAACTAAAACCAAGATCGATAACAACATCAATAGTGTCACCATCAACCACTCGCTCAACTGTGCAGCCATATTCGTACATCCTGTTATCCTATAAACGCAGCCAATAAGACTGTTCCTACGATAAATGGATACACTGCCCACAACATAGCTTCGAGTTTATCGAAGCGCTTTGTTCCAGACTCTAATCTAGCGTCAATGCTTTTGTATAAAGCCTTGCATTCTCGTTCATGTGCTTCTATTTTTGTTAAAGCATCTTTAGCAGTAGCCATTATTTTTCTTTTGCTTTGCCAATATTAATTGCAAGCAAATCTATAAACTTATAAAGCTTGCCAATCCACTCGTCATCTTTCGGAGTTGGAGTTGATGCAGCAACTATAGAAGCAACTGTCACAACAGTTGTAATTATAGTTATTATTTCTAACATATTATTTCTCTCCAACCTTTTTGGTGATTGATTCTATTTGAGGCTCTTGTTTTTCAACTTCCTCTGCCATTTTCTGTATTTGCTCAAGTGTTTCTTTGCGCATTATGGCTATAGATTCTATTTCACTGCCTTTCCATGTGCCTCTTTCTGTTGCTACATCTATTATTTGTAGCACGTTTACATAATATTGTTGTTTCATAATTTTATCCTAATTTTTTATTAACAGTTTTTGGCGAGATTTTTTCCGAAATATCTTCATCTATAGCATCTTTCAATGCTTTTACTTTGTCTTCACCCATAGCATTTTCAACCCAACTTTGGGTATCACTGGCTGTTAATTCAGACCAATTTTTAAAATTAGACAGATCAGAAGTATCGATATCTTGTGTGCCGTATCGATCAGACGTTATGTTATTTCCATCGCTATCTTTGTTGGCGTCATCTGTTCCTCTTAGTATCCAGTGAACAGCGTGTACCACATTTGATTTGCTGCTTTTAGACGGATAGACATCGCAGTCGCTGCATATCCATTTGTAAGTTATTGCCATTTAAGCCTCCTTTTCTGGCTCGACAATAATTTTACCATCACTATCGGTCCACTCAGTTAATGAATCTTTCATGTGAGGGTCTTGTCTTTCGCCAACAACCATCCATGAAATTGTATCTGTACAGGAATTATCTTGAGCAGTTATTGTTAAGGTGTTCCCTGAAACTGCGCCTTTCACAGCAACCCAACCTGTTTCGTTAGATGTATAACATTGCACATCTCGACATAACGCCACAAACGTACCATCTGTCATATCGGATGCTGTATCTATATTCACGGATGCGCTTCCGCCAGATAAAGCCACTCTGCCTCTATAAATTAAATCGGCTTGTGGTCCCTCAATGAAAGAATGAACAAGGTGGTGTGTATCTTTCTTAGCTTCTAAGGGGTGGTCAATTTTAAAAGAACCAGAGCCTTTTGATAAAGCCCCACCTATCGTACAGGCTGCGGTATGTGCGTTGACAGTAAATGCTGTAAATCCATCACTCCTATCCATCTGCAATATAACGCTGTCGTTAGCATCATCTCGTATTCCAAAAAACGAGTCTGGATCAGTAGCAAATACTTGGAAATTGTAAGCGTTGTTATTAACAGGCACTTGAACAACGCCCGCAGAAGTAAGCCTTAGTCTTTCCGATAAAGAACCGCCACTGGCTACGTTGAAAAATAAATCTGCTGCGTTTGTGCTTTCACCACCATTTCCAATAGCAACACCTAGTGCTGCTGCTGCTTTATTAGCACCAGTAGTAGCTTGTTGTATCTCTATAGCGGTTGTCGAGCTTGATGATATTGCTGAGTTAACTACAAACCCTGTGCCTTGTGGCGCGACTGTCGTGCCTACAAGAAATTTACCTGACCCGTTTATCCTAGCCAGCTCTGAACCTGAATTGTTCCATGTTTGAACTGTGGTTCCTGTAGAGCTTGTCTCTACTTCAAGACCTCTATCTGCTGAACTACCACCAGCAGTTTGGTGAAAAGTTACCAACGTCCCTGTATGAGATTGATCGACGTGAAGGGCTGAGGCAGGTCCCGTGGTGCCTATGCCTACGCGATTATTGCCGCCATCTACGTGCATAATGGTTGTGTTGTATGACTTAAAGTTTATGTCACCCGCTGTTGCATTTGTTGATGTTGTTCTTAATGTAATATCTTTCGTGGATGACAAAATCATATCTTCTGAACCAGCGGTAGTATTAAAAGATATTATTCCTTCATCATTATCCCCACTATGCCCAAAGTTAATTGCAAGAACTGAAGAACTACCTCCTAGAATACTTAACTCAGTATTGTCATCATCTTCGACAGTAAGAACTGTTCCAGATGTAGCAGATGCCCCGCTTGATGCTTTTGTAAAAGCTCCTCCAGTTGCCGTAACACTACTGTTAAAAGTGGCAGAGCCAGCCGCCGACATATCAAGAGTGAGGGCTGTGATTCCAGAGCCGCCATCGTCACCTTTAAAAATTATGTCTTTATCTTGAACGTCTGCTTGTACTACAAAATCACTGGAGCTGTTTATAATCCGACCTATGGCTGTCCCGCCATTCAAAAATATCCAATCATTTCCGCCCGCATCTAGTTTTATATCGCCAGCAACGTCGATGGTCAGATCGCCAGAGGACAAATCAATTTCTGTGCCATCAATCGTAATGTTGTCTACTACAACACCAGCATTAGCGGTAAGGACACCAGTAACACCTAAAGTGCCGCCTATAGTTGCATCATCAGTTACAGTGAGATCATCTTGTACTTTTAAATCAACAACATTAAGACTAGCAAAAGCATCAACTACTGCTGCTCCACTACCAGCACCATCTAGGTAGACTGCTTTTACATCACCTGGAGGTATAGTTACGTTAGCACCAGAGCCTTGAGAAATTATTATGTTTTGAGAACCACTTGTACCATTTTCTATAAAGTGCATTCTA